GTGGAATCCGAAACATTCAAAACTTTTTCGGCTTCCCCCCGTGCTTTCCGTTCGAAATTCCCTGCCATTTCCCGGGCAGCATTTCAAAAACCGAGGCCACTCCCCTTTTTCAAATACCAGGAACAAAGCATCCCCTGAGCGCGAGAAGCTCCCCCTGCATTTCTTTTTTCTTGTCGCTCTTGTATGCATCATGGATCATGCTGTGAGTCCTGGACGATACGCAAACAAGATTGTCCAGGTCGAGTGCCAGGTCCGGGCGCTCGTCAATTGTGCGGATATGATGCACAACGCTTCCGGGCATGAGCATTCCGGTCTTCCATCGCACATACTCGTCAGTAAACCCGGCTCTTTTTCGTGCAGCATCTGAAATTCTTTTCCACGATGCACTGCCATAAAATGCAGCTTTTTCTTTGTTCCTGCATGCATGGTCATACTCTGCGTGCCGGTTTGCCCTGCAAGGGCACTTTCCCCCTTGCGGAACAAGCTTGCCACATGCGCTGCATATCCTTGCCAGCATAAAAACCTCCTGAAACGCAAAGGAGCATGGCAGAAAAAACACTGCCATGCTCCCCTCGCGAGAAAGAGCTTATTCAGTTGTGTATATTATATCATGCACACGGAATAAAAATCAATATTGGAAACAAAATTATTTGCCTGTCCCTAGCCCCGTTTCTCCCACCATGTAATCCTGATTTTCTGCCCCGGCTCCACTTCGCCGGTCAGATTGTTCTCCTCCTTGATTCCTTCAATGAACTCTGGCAAGTACCGCCGGCCATAGGTGTTCTTTGCCATGTATGTCTCTCCGATGGTTTGCAACGTGTCCCCGCTCTGCACAACATAAATTTCCTCAACCAATCGGTAGTCCTTCCCGTCCACAGCCCCCATGGATACCAGCGCAACTGCCCCGACTGCAATTGCGGAAAATATTTTTTTCATCCATGCACGGATCCGGCGTTCCCGTCTCTGCCTCATTTTTTTCTTCACCTTCACGATCCAGAAATCAATGTTGCTCATGGCACCTTCCCTTTCTCTTCTTTCCTTCTGGCAGATTCCTGCTCGCACAGCGCAAACTCGTGCGCAACGTCCAGGCCGCACTCGTCCTGAAGGATTTTCAGCAGGGCCCCGGTTCCCTCTTTGCTGTCGTCTACCGCTTCCCCGAACTCGTCAAACTCATGCAGCCATTTCCTGAGGTAGGGGCCTGTGTGATGCCGGTCTATATGCTCAAAGGCCAGCACCAGGACAACAGCATCGGCCATTCCCCTGCTGTACGCATCCGGCTCGACAACGGTCTTAATCTTTTCGTAAACCTCGTCTGCTATCCTGGAAACATGTTCCTTTGCCTCCTGCCTTTTTGCCGTGCTGTTCTCGCGGATCGCGTGCACCATTCTTTCCGCTTGCTCGTTGCTGATCCCGGCAAGCTTTCTCTGCATTGCCCTCCGCTGCTTTCTTGATACGCCCATTGGCTGTTCCCTCCAAGTTCCACCTTGCGGGATACTGCTTCGACCGGAACATGCAGCCGGTGTATGTCCCGTTGAAGATGCAGCTCCTGCACCCGTCCCGGTTCTCCATGCACATCGCTTTCGCCAGCGCAAGCCCGTGCATCATCTCGTCTGTCTCTTTCCCTGTCATTGCATCGCGCCCTGTCCCGGAACCGGAAGCAAGTGCTTGTTGTGGATGTAGTAGCTGTGTGCGCTGCCTTCGCTGCTCATCCCCATGGCTGTTGCAATGTCCTTCCACTTGGTCCCGTGGCCACGCATTTCATGCATCATAAGCACCCTCTCCTTTGAGCATCCCCATGTTTTGCGGGACAGAACGGTGCCGCTCTCCCACAAGTTAAACGCCTGTTCCGGCGTGATGAAGCACGGGTACAGGATTGCAATCAAAAGAGCGCCGTGGTTGACGCCGTGGATAATTTCAAGAGCGCTTTCCATGTTCCATCCCTCGCTTACCTCTTATATCTCCTTTGCCCAGCATTTCGGCAGCTCATGGCCGCTGAATGAAATGGGCTTGTCGAATTCCACCTTCCAGCCTCCCTTGGGGCTTCTTGTCCAGGCCATGCAATGGCGCAATACTTGGTAGATCTCCCAAACAAGGCAGGATTTCTCCTTGCTCGTCACTCCGTAGCTTGCGCCTTTGGGAAGGTCTGGATAGACAATCTTCCGCAAGTCATACATGCCCTCATCCAGCGCATCCTTCTTTTTGGCGTAGCCCTCGTCATGAAGATCCAGGCACAATTCGCCAATCATGTTCCACTGGCCTATGATGATACGGGCATAGAATTCCAGAGCGCTTTTGGTGAGGATCGCCTGTTCTTCGTCCATTTCAAGAATGTATTTCATGGTTCTCCCGCATTCTTCACCATACGCTTGGAACACTCAGGGCATAAGTGAATGTCTTCGGTATGTCCGTAGCCCCATCCTATCGGCAACGTGTGTCCTTCTTCATTGTATTGCCCCAACGTTATTCTTGCTTTTTCCATTTTCCCGCATATATCACATTGGGCAATCCAGATTTGTTTTATCATCCTTCACCCTCCTGTTCCACGCTTTTACCGCTTTTTCCTTTTTACTGTACTCGCCTGTCCTGACTTCACATTTCAGACAAACCACCCAGTAGTACCTTTCTCCTAACATGATCTGTACAGTATTCTTTTCAAATTTCTCACTGCTGTATTTAGCCCCGCAAAACGGGCAGGGTTTTAACTCATCCATCTGCAAACCTCCTGTTCCATGTCTCGATAAGTTCCTTTTTTTCTCGATTTCCTTTGTAATTCTGTCCAAAGGTAAAAATCTTGCTTCTCATGGATACCCTGCATTTGCATGTACAAAGGCTTGCATTTCCAGTAATTTCCCACCAGTCTTTAGACGAATCGGTAATCCCGTCCAATGTTATTGTCACTGTCCCCCCGCAAAACGGGCAGGGTTTAAGATTCTCCATTCTTCGCCCTCCTTAAAACTTCTGCAATATCTCTATCAAAATATAACTTTAGCTATATATCCTTCACATTACAACTATTATTTATTTCCGTATATTTCTTCTTCTGTATAACGGTGAATACAATTTCAAGTTTATTTTCCCCTTCCAACTCCACTGATAATATTTCAGCGTCTTGTGGTAGTTCACCTATACTCCTAATCAAATCCTTTGCTCTCATCCTTCGCCCTCCTAATCGTCTACAGGGCCACCGGGCCATAATCTATCCCCTAAGCGTGCGGAACACTTGGGACAAATATGGACATTTTCGCTACAGTTACTTTTCTCCCATCTTTTAGGCAACACTATCTTGCCTTTACTATCATATTCTTTCACTTCTTCTGTTTTTCCGCATATATCACATTGAACAATTTTAACCTCTTTTATCGTTGTTTGTCACCTCCTCCGCTCTCCTGTTATTCCGACCAGATTTTGAAGATTTCTTTCGGTTGGATTTTCTTAGCTATTTCTTCCCCATACAGGTATACGGCGAGGTCGTGGAGATTCTTGTCCATATATTCCTTCGTCATAACACATTGCTCATAAGGCAGAAGTGCTTCATAGCCGACATAATCAAGAAAACCCGGAACTGCCGCCAAATTCATTCCCTTAGTGTACGGAATATTTTCTGGAAGCCCTACTTTGTCTTCGTAAAGAATCTTAATCAGAATCCCGAACTGGTCACCTATCCCGTAGTTCGTGTCTACCTCATCGAATTCATCCCTGAAATTAAATTCTCCAATCTCGATGCCGTACATATGGACAGCACGATAATTGTTATAGCTCAAATTTATACGCCTCCTTTCCTTACTTCATTCATCCTCCTGTTCCACGCCCTTTTTACTTCTTCTTCGGTATCTTGAAGAATTGAGCAGTTACAGCGAATGTTATCACATGAAACATACCATCCTCCTTCGTCAATGTCATAATCTATAGTCAATGATGTTCCTCCGCAAAATGGGCAGGGCTTCACGTCACTCTCCGTATCAACTCGACATTTGCTCACTCTATTTCGGTTCGTAACACTCGAATTTTCGAGACTCATTCCGCAGTTATTGCAATAGAGTTTGCCGTCAATATCATTGTGGATCGGCTCATCGCATCCACAGTGAGAACAACGATTAATTCTCTGGCTCATCCTTCGTCCTCCTGTTCCACGCATCAATAGATTCCTGCTTAGTGTTCCTGCTACCGCCAAATGCTCCGCAATTTTTACACCAGACATACCATCTTTTGCCAGTGATTTTGCCAAGATACACTTCGCGCGGGAAAAGTGTTTTGCTTCCGCAAAACGGGCAAGGCTTCAAGTTCTCATTCATCCTTCGTCCTCCTGTTTATGCCATTGAGTAGCAGTTTTACAATGTGATGAAGCTTCTTTGCTTTCTGTCATATCTATAGACCGCCTTTCTGCGAAAGGCACCGATTAGGTTATGAAACGGCCCTTCCACTGATGTTTCAGAATTGTTATACTTATGCTGTAGGGCTGGCACACTACAGAACCCGTGGAGATGAGTGGCGGGGCTGTATAGCGGCAACCCCGTATATCTATATGGTGTCGGTCATCCGTAAAGGCATCAATGAATGGCGCAAAACCGTAGCCCGTAAACTTATCTCTTCCGAAGTTGACTCGATTTCGCCGGATGACCAGTCCCTGCCAGCCCTATAAATATCATTTAGGAGGGACGCCATGTTTAAAATCTTCCGTTTTAACTGTTGTGGTCTAGATGTACACAAGACTTGGATTTATGCCTGTATCGGCATTACAGATTCCAATGGCCGCACCGAGTACAAAGAAAAGCGATTCTCGTCCTTCTCAAAAGGACTGCGTGAATTGGATGAATGGCTCACTTTGTACTCATGCGATGAAGTCTGTATGGAATCATCAGGCAAATACTGGATTCCCGTGTTCAACATTCTGGAAAAGAACCACAAAGTCACATTGGCCCACCCCAAATATACCAAGCCCCAAAAAGGGAACAAGACTGACCGCAAAGATGCAAAATGGATTTGTGACCTCTTCATGTGCGACATGATTAAGCCCAGCTTCATACCTCCACCGGAGATACGTCAACTGCGTGACCTGCTCAGATACCACCGCAAGCTGACCAATATGGAAACGGGTGAGAAGAACCGCGCCCAGAACTGCCTGACGGTCTCCAACCTTAAATTGGACGATGTCTTCAGCGATGTGTTCGGCAAATCCGCTCTGTCCATCACCAATTATATGCTTGACCATCCAGGCGAGAAATTTGATGTCACTCCGTTTGTGCATAAGCGTTGCAAAACTCCTATAGAAGAAATACAGGCCGCCGTTGACGGGGCAATATCCAAGGAGCAGGCCATCAAGTTGCGACGCTGTCTTGAACACATTAAGCAAATTGAGGAGCATAAGCAATCCATCAAGGATGAAATCCTTACGATAGCAGAATCCTATTCGGACGCTTTGGAACTTCTTCGCACCATCCCAGGTTTTGACAAGAATCCCATGACTGCCATCACAGTTCTGTCGGAAATTGGCAGCGATATGACTGCCTTTCCCACAGCCAAACACCTTTGCTCTTGGGGCGGATGCTGTCCAAGAAACGACCAAAGCAACCAAAAGGTGAAATGTCGCAGAATTTCACAGGCCGGGACTTATTTGAAGCCACTCCTTGTACAGATTGCCAATGCGTTGATCAAATCCAAGTCCCATACAGAATTTGTTGAGCGGTATCGCCGACTAAAAGCACGGCGAGGCCACAAGAAAGCCATTATCGCCATCTGCAAGATGCTCCTGACCGCTATCTGGAACATTTTAAGCAAACATGTGCCCTATACAAGTGAAGGATACTTCACTTCTTGCCCAAACATCAAGAAGGACAAGGTGCTAACCACAGCGCAGGCTCTCAGCTTGTTGCGGATGCGAGGCTATATCATAAGCAATAATAATAGCTAACCGGCTGCATTATAAATCTTGATTATGCTTATCCGGTGGCTTGTTTGCTATGCCTAAAAAGCAGTTGCTCGTTAGGAATTTTGTTTCAAACTTTTCCTCCTTGCACCTCATCATCCCTACATACTGCCCGTATGACATCCCAGCATCCCTTGCACGGGCAGCCTTTTCAGCAAGCGGCATCCAGCTTTTTTTCGAGTATGATTTTTTGGCACGGATTAACACCCGGCGTCTTGCCTTGTACTCCCTCTCATTGAGCTTTCGCGCTGCGTCGCTGCACACAGTAGAGCAATACTTTTGCGCCCTGCTTGTTGGTGTAAACACGATCCCACATTCAGCGCATATTTTTTCTTCAATCTTCATCATAAATTTTTACCTCCTTTAGGATAAGCTGCCATCGGCGCGGAGACTCCGGCAAATCATCCCATACAACTGGCTTTCCGCTAAACAGGCATTTGTCCTTCCTGTCCTTGATGAAGAAGCTGCAGTCCGGGCAGCTTCTTTTCTGGCATTCCTCGTACATCATATTTGCCATGATAAGCATTCCATCATCGCTAACTCTCACTGAATCCTCCCCCTCTGCCAGTTCTTTCCTTGACAGCCCTTTTGCCTTACGCAAATCCTGAATCAAGCTCATGGTCGTCACTTCACTCTCACAGGTATTTATCCCTCAAATGTTCATACATATTATCGAGTTTGACTCCGTTTTTACGTTCCCATTCCTCGCGTTCCCTGGCTTTCCGCACCTCATAGCGGCGTTTTTCTTCGTCACTGGGCTTCGTCCAGTCGATTTTCTGCCCGCAACGGGCGCAATAGGAACTTTCTTGCTGGATATGCCATCTCCCATGGCCGCAGTAGAGTTCGCCGACAAACCAGCCACACTTCGGGCAAGTCCAGTCCAGATTGGTTCTCGTGTGAAACTCACCGTGGCCGTCTGCATGATGTTCATGCCATGCCGAGGTATGACCTTCCAACAGAGGTTCTGCCCCGATGTCCCGATCAAGTATATTGACTCCTTTCTGTGCGTCAATGATCATCATCACCCGTTCCCGTTCCTGCCAACTAAGCGCAGGCACTAAGTCCTGCTTCAGCGTCCGAGCATTTATGAATCTATCCTCATTCATCCTGAATCCTCCCCCGTTCCCTGTTCCTCTTATTCACTCTCCGCTGTGCCTCCTGCCTCGTGCCCTCGCCAATCCCCATGGCCTCCAGCATGGAGGTTATTGCCGTGATGGTGTCGGCGGCTTCTTCGGCAACAAATTCCTTTGAACCGTCAGAGCAATACGAATCGCTTGCCGATGAACCTAGCCCAGCAAAACCGACAAGAACCGCCTCTTTCAGCTCGTCCAATTCCTCGTTGACCTTCTGGAACCAATCCTTGACCGTCCGATCATCAAAACCAACGGTACAAGGTATCGGAAGAATACCCCTGTGAGTCCCTTGCGCTTCGATAGCAGGGCGATTTTCCGTTTTAGGTACATCGGTATGCCCCTCGCCTTTTTCGCCCCTGTTTTCGGAAATCCCGTTCATTTCCATGTCCCCCGTTTCAGCGCACGTGCCAAACACTGGCTCGAAGCCTGGGTCAAGCTCCCTGATCCGCCGTACGCGCTCGGAAAAATGTGCCCCGTTCCTTGCCATGTAGTTCTGCGGCATTTCCGGCGGGACAGGGAACCTCCTCATCCCTTCCGGCAGGGCAAGACCGTGCTCCTCGCACAATTTCGCAATCTGCAGCCGGTCATTAATGACGTGGTTGCGCTTGAGCTCCAGCCCCGTCCCGTCCGGGTAGAACCGGTCGCTGCCCCCGTGCTCAAGGATCTCGTTCCACCTCGCATAATCCCTTGCAAGTTCCGCAACAAGCTCCTCCAAAATCTTTTTCGGCTCTTTTGGCTTTCTTATCCCCATGCCTTCCCCCTCTTTCCCTGTGCTCATCCTCGAAACTCCACAACAACCCCCGGCTCCTCAGGCTTCTTCCTTACAAATCTCCACCTCTACTCTTGCTGGGTATCCGTATCGTTTTTCTCCGCGAACTGAAACAATCTGCTTGTCGTCTTCGTAAACTATACCAGAGACCGCATCCATCACTGCTTTCAACTTCATTTTTTGCATCGCCCCTCACAACCAATCAAACTACTAGAAAAGTAGTTGTTGCTCGTACCCTTTTGCCGCAACCTTACCGTTCCGCCTGGCCTTGTACTCATTATACGCTTGTCTGTATCTGTAGCTGTCGCCAAATATCGCCCATGCGGCTTTTACCACGTTAGGCTCATACGGCTCGATTTTCTTCAAATCCTCAATCGCTTTGTGTGAAATACTGCACCCGCAGCACCCTGTACGAGTCAGCCCGTACACTTCATACGCGTCTGAATATCGGATGCCGTAGAAATCCTTGTACCATGCCTTATCCTTGTCTGACACGTAGTATAGCGGTTTCAGCCGGAACTTCCCATCCGCTTCTTGATGGAAGCACATTGTCCCGTTTGCATCCGCCGCGCGTGGAACGGAACGCATACCACCCTCATCCCTGCGCTCGCCCGTGATCACCATACCAAACGGCTTCTGTGCTTTGTGCGCGACTTGCTTTTTGCAGTAGTCACAGCATTTCGCAGAGATTTTGAACGCTGGCGGATTTTCAACCATGAAATCATACATGTATTTTGACGAGTTTATGACAAGTTGTATGTTCGGCCTCGGCTCCCCGGCCGAGTTGCAACAACAGAGAAAATTGATTCCCTGCTCCGTTTTCGGATACCGTTCCCGCAGATCCTGACGTTTCGCTGCCTTGTCCGTCGCGTCGTCATACTCTTTTTTGATGGAAAACGGCAACCCCTTTTTCTGCACCGTCTCCATCGCGCTCGACATGATTTTTGAAACGAACGGAATGCCGTACTCCCTCGTAGCCAGCACTATGTTTTTTTTAGGTCGGTACTCTGTGATTTTTACACCGTATTTAGACTCCACGTCTTTTACGTGACGTTTCGTAGCCATCATTTCCAGGCCAGTATTGAAAAAGCAGTATGTTATCGGTGGGATTTTGAACGCTTCCCGAGTGCGTTCTATGATGTCTATCATGATATCACTATCGCTACCACCGGAATATGAGCATATCGCATTCGGATGCTCCCGTAACCGCCTTGCGATGATCCCTTGTATCGCGAGGAATTTTTGTGCAGAATCAAAATCAGCGTATGCCGGGCGGTCTGTATACACCCGCGAATAAAACTCACTCATTTCCCCATCCTCCGTTTCACGTACCGCAGCAGTTTCCTTCCGCGCTCTTTGGGAATCTCCCCGCGGCTCCAGCGAGAGAGAATCCTGATATGCAGTTTCTCCCAGATTGTCATTCCACTTCCTCCTTGCTTGTCCCCCGTTTCAGCGCACGTGCCAAACACTGGCTCGAAGCCTGGGTCAAGCTCTCTGATCCGCCGCACGCGCTCGGAGAAATGCGCCCCGTTCCTTGCCATGTAGTTCTGCGGCATTTCCGGCGGGACAGGGAACCTCCCCATCCCTTCCGGCAGGGCAAGGCCGTGCTTCCAGCACAGCTCCGCAATCTTCCGCCGGTCATTAATGACGTGGTTGCGCTTGAGCTCCAGCCCCGTCCCGTCCGGGTAGAACCGGTCGCTGCCCCCGTGCTCAAGGATCTCGTTCCACCTCG